TCGATTACAACCCGATTACCGGGCAGTCGGTGTACTACTACAACATCCCGCAGGACATCAAAGATCAAGTGAAGTCGGGGTCGAAGCACCTCATCAACTCCATGCCGATTGAGTTCCTCGAGAACATTCGGGACAACAAGACGTTCCGCTTTGAGAAGGACGCGTTGTTCCACATCAAGGTCGCCAGCCCGTCGGGCATTGACCAACAGTGGGGCTTCCCTCCTCTCGCGTCGACCATCAAGCTGTTCCTCTACACACTGGTGCTACGCAAGGCGAACGAAGCCATCGCCCTCGAGCACGTCGTCCCCATGCGCATTCTGCACCCGGCGCAAAACGGGCAGCAGGACTTCACGCAGCAGATCTCTCTTGGCCGTTGGCAGGAGGAGATGAAGACCAACATCCGTCGTTGGCGGCGAGACCCGCTGCACATCATGATGGCTCCTGTTGCGTTGGGCGTCTCCAACCTGGGCGGCGACGGTCGCGCGATGCTCACCATCGGCGAGCTCCAGGAGGCAGAGAAGAGCATCATGGCGGCGCTCGGCATTCCGCAGGAGTTCCTCTACGGCGGTCTGACCAAGGCGGGCATGGAAGCCACGCTTCGTATGATTCAGAACCAGACGCAGGGCCACGCCGACGACATGAACGATCTGCTGCAGTGGTACGCAGACCAGATGTCCAAGTTCCTCGGATGGGAAAAAATTGAGGCGAAGCTCACCCCGCTCAAGATGGTGGACGACACCGAGTCGAAGCAGATGCTCATCAACATGGCGACGGGCCAGGCGGGACAGTCGTACGTCTCGATGACCACGGTCATGGAGCGGCTCGACATTGACTTGGACGAAGAGCGGGAGAAGCGTCTCCAAGAAACTCTGGACGAAGCCCGGCATCAGCAGCGCGTGCAGAACGAGGTCAAGAAGCTGCAGAACAACCTGGCGCAGCAGGTACAGGCCAACGCTGGCGGAAGCCAAGGGCTCAACTACGACCAGCAGGCGGTCATCGCCCAGGCTGACCAGATCGTGCAGCAGATCATGGGCCTTGATACGGGGTCCCGTCGTTCTCAGTTGCACAGCCTCCAGGCTGAAGACGCTGTGATGTACGCGGTCGTCGTGCAGCGTCTCGAAGACATGCAGAACCAGCAAGGCGCTCAGGCCAAAGCTCAGGCGGGCGCTCAGCCCCCGATGTAAGGAGAACCCATGCCCTTGAAACAAGATGCCGGATCGGACTTTGCGTCCGTTCTCAATTCAGCGATGCAAACGCCAGAGGGCTTCGAAGGGAAAGGTTTCGACCTTCCCGACGGGTTCCCCCTGCCCCGTAACGATTCTCACAAAACCGTAGAGTCCTCTGAGGAAGGCATTCAGGGGATTACCGCTTGGGACTTCAAGATTCACAGGAAGGTGTTCACCATCTTCCGTCCCTGGGACAACTGCGCCCGCTGCGGCCAGGACATCGCTGCCGGGGGAACGGCGCTGCCAGATGGCGGAGACTACGAGTGCCCGCATACGCTGCTGGACGAGTACGAGGCCACCGTAAACAGCTGCCTCGAAGGTAAAATGATTTTTGGGTCAGAGCAGGAGATCACCCAGAAAGACGGAACGGTGTGCATCTCCCTGCGCTGGTACGAAAAAACACCCTCGAAGAAAAAGAAACCGCAAGTTCGGGTAGACGGTACTTCCCCTGAACCGGATCTCTAGCCGCCGCCAAGACTCCTCTACGAGAAACAGTTTCCCGTAGAGGAGCCATCCTGGTTCAGACTCGGAACAGAATCCGAGCGACCAAGATCACGTACCTGATGTTCATTAGGTCGGCGGTGCCTCTTGCGCTTCTGTGAGCGCGGTAAGTGGTTTGAAGATCACGACGTCGACTGCCGCCCCCTGCGGACCCGACGGGTGTCTCTTTTTCTTTTGGTTCTTACTGAGGTGACCCTCAGGACCCTTCTTCGGGGAACCAACGAGTTGTGCGAGCGGAACCGTCAGCCCCGCTGCGGCGGGGTTTCGACGGGCCATGTTCGCTTCTTTCTCGATGAAGATTTCCAGGTGGCAAACGTCGCAGAGAGATCGACTGATGTGTCTCTTCGACTTGACCAGGCTGCTGACGACCACGCTCGCTGTGATGACGACCGGGCCTCGTTTACAACGCTTGCAGGTGACCTGGTACACAGGTGCATCGGCTTCCAACTTCCGCGACATGAACGCCTTGACCAGCGCGTCTCTTCCGGTGGGGGTATCCCAGCCTTGAATGTGCGTGTACGACTTGTTTCTCTGCACCATCAGGCAGTTGCAGAGCTTTGTGTCCTTGTGGAAGTGGAACAAGAGATCTTCCGAAACGGTGGACTGTTTCTTCTTGCACCACTTGCACACTTCCCCGTTGTTCAGCTTCGCGGCGATTCGCGCGATTCTCGGGAGAGCCGACGGAACCATTCCCGTCTTTGCCTCCCAGGTGCTACGGTCATCCACTTCGCAGATGAGGGCCCTCTGCATGTCGGGCACCGACGGCAGGTGACGTAAGTCTGCCATGTAGTCGATGTCCTCCGCGTGGATGGTTTTTGCTTTACGAACAGCTGTCTTTTTTACGCCCTTCACTACTTTCGTTTTCATGCGGTCCCCTCGCGTGATACTTCGTTATGAAGCGCTAGACTGGGCTTCAACTACTGATACCAACTAAGGGCCTATACTTACGGACATGTCGCTGACTCCCGTGCTCACAGATGCCGAGTCCCGGCGGACCCTCATTCGCTCAAAAGCGCTGGACGCTTTGCGACTGGCGTTCCCCCTGCCGCTGAGAGACAAGAAAATCGAGATCTCAGACCTCCAGGTTCACCACAAGGACTTTGGTCCGCAAGATCAGAAGCAAGCATTGCTGAGTGGCGGCTCTTTGTTCGAGCCGGTAAAAGCCACAGTCACCCTTCGGGGCGCGGACGGCAAAGAGCTCGAGAAGGTGAAGGGCTTCACCCTTCTCAATCTCCCGTACTTCACAGGCCGCCACACGTTCATCCTGGACGGCAACGAGTACAACGTCTCGAATCAGCTGAGGCTCAAGCCCGGCGTGTACACTCGGCGTCGTGGCAACGAAGAGCTCGAAGCTGCGTTCAACTTGTCAAAGGGCGCGAACTTTCGCTTGTCGATGGACCCGGCCCAGGGCCATCCGTACATCGAGTACGGCACGACCTCCATCCCACTTTACTCAGTATTGCGAAAGCTTGGGGTTGACCACGGGGAGATCGCTAAGGCATGGGGCTCCGATGTCGCGGGGCAAAATGAAAAGGCGTTCGAGGGAAAGCACGACAAGCATCTCGCCAAGCTCTATGAGAAGTTGACGCACCCTTCAAAGCGCACAGCGACCCTGCCGGAGACCCAGCTTGAAGCGGTGAAGGCGGCGTACGCAGCCACGGCGATGGATCCCGAAGTCACCAAGGAAACCTTGGGCCACGAGTTCGCATCGGTCACGCCCCAGGCCCTGCTGGTGGCGTCAAAGCGGCTCCTCAACGTCTACAAGAACAACGAAGCCACGGATGATCGAGACGCCCTGCGCTTCAAGACGTACCACTCTGTGGACGACTTCATCAAAGAGCGCATTACCCTCGACGCTCGAGCCCTCGCCAACAAGGTGAAGGGGCGTGCCACACACAAGACGGATCTTCGCTCCATTCTCCCGTCGTCACCCTTCTCTGCAGGAATTCGAAGCTTCCTCACGGGGTCGCAGCTGAGCTCGATTCCGACGCACATCAATCCGATGGAGGCCATTGACCACGCGGTGAGGGTCACCTCTCTTGGAGAGGGCGGCATCGCCAACGAGCGCGCCATTCCGGCGGAAGCTCGAACGATTCACTCAAGCCACCTCGGCATCCTGGACCCGATCAGAACTTCTGAATCTTTTCGGGCGGGCATCGACATCCGAACGGCGATGATGGCTCACCGCGATGCCCGCGGAAACCTCTACACCGGGGTGAAGAACGTCAAGACGGGCAAGTACGAGATGCTGTCCGCGGCACAAATGTCCACAGCCGTGGTCGCGTTTCCAAAGCAAAAGATGTCGGGGATGGTCGCCGCGATGGACAAGGGGGAGGTGGCCCACGTCCCGGCTTCGAAGGTTACGCATGAGCTCTACGACGCCGCGCAGCTCTATTCTCCCGCGACCAACCTGATTCCGTTTCTCGAGTCCGTTCAGGGAAACCGCGGCATCATGGGCGGCAAGGTGCAGACTCAGGCCCTGCCGTTGATTCATCGTGAGGTCCCGCTGGTCCAGTCCGCAGCGAACAAGCTCGACGAGCATGGAAAAGTTCAGCACTCAAGCTGGGAGAAAGAGCTCGCTGCCCTAGCTCTCCCAACGGCGCCCGTCGCTGGCAAGATTGTGAAGATCGACGGCCAGTACATCTACCTCGATCCGAGCGGGAAAAAGCACGCTGAAGAGTTTCTCACTGAGAAGACGTCCTTCGAGAAGAGGGGTGGCGTGGTCAAGCGGCAGAAGACCATCAAAGGTCTCTGCATGAAGATCGAGCTCGAGCCGGGGGACATTCGCTCAGGCACCTCACCGGAGGGCAAGAAGTGGGAGAAGAAGATGTCTCTCGCTTACGGGCACCTCCCGAAGACGGTTGGGGATGACGGCGAGACGGTGGACATCTACCTGAAGGAGGAGGGCACCTTCGAGCACGTGTACGTCGTTCGCCAGAAGAAGCGTGACGGCTCGCACGACGAAGACAAGTGCATGGTGGGCTTCGATTCAAAGGAAGCCGCCAAAGACGCCTACGAGAAGCACGGCCCGGAGTGGGGTTTCGGCTCTCTCACAGAACTCACCTGGGACGAGTTCCAAGACGACTACCTCTCTGAGCGAGCTCGAGAGAAGGCCGCCGCTGAGAAGGACCTCATCCGAATTCCCTACGACACGAACCTCCCGTTCGCTTCGAAGACGTACCTGAACCATGAACTCCTGGTGAAACCGGGTGACCACGTCTCAGCGGACCAACACCTCGCTGAATCCAATTTCACCAGGAACGGGTCATTTGCTCTGGGCCGTAACATGACCATCGGGTACGTGCCCTACTACGGCATGAATTCGAATGACGCCGTTGTCATTTCTGAAGGAGCTGCAGAGAAGCTGACCTCTGAGCACATGTACAAGGAGATTCTCGAGGTCGAACGTGACGCTACGGTTCGACGGGACATTCATCAGCAGTACTACGGGGTGAAGTACACCCAGGACCAGTACCGCAAGCTCGATGCTAACGGGGTCATTCGGAAAGGAACAACGGTTCTTCCGCACGACCTTTTGATCGTCGGCGTTGTTCGCGGCAAGCTGTCCCCGTCCGATGTTCTTCTCGGCAATCTCAAGAAGACCCTCGTCAACCCGTACCGCGAGCTCGTTCGAGCTTGGGAGCACGACTACCCCGGTGAGGTCATCGACGTTCACGTGACGGACAAGCGGGTCGTTGTCACGGTGAAGACGCAGGAGCCGATGCGGGTAGGCGACAAGCTCACGGGGCGCCACGGCAACAAGGGCGTGGTATCGATGATCGTCCCCGACCACAAGATGCTCCAAGACGAGAAGGGCAAGCCGCTCGAGGTTCTCTACACCTCCGCCGGTGTCATCTCCCGTATCAACCCAGCCCAGATTCTCGAGACTGTTGTCGCGAAGGTCGCTCGGAAGATTGGTAAGCCCATCGCGATTGAAAACTTCTCAGGGCGAGACAACGTGCAATGGGCAAAAGACCTTGCCAAAGAGCACGGTATCAAAGACAAGGAGACTCTCTTTGATCCGGTCTCCGGCAAAAAGATTCCCGGCATCCTTGTGGGGCCTCAGTACGTGCTCCGGTTGTTCAAGACAACGGAGACCAACTACGCAGCTCGCGGTACGGGCGCCTATGACGTCAACCAGCAGCCCATCAAAGGTGGTGATGAGGGCGCCAAGGCCGTAGGCAAGATGGAGTTCAACGCGTTGGTAGCTCACAACGCTCGAAACGTGTTGCGTGAAACAGCGTCGATTAAGAGCCAGAAGAACGACGAATTTTGGCGAGCTGTCCAACTGGGGCTTCCTCTTCCTCCGCTGAAGTCTTCGTTCGCTTACGACAAGTTCGTTGGGATGCTCCACGGCGCCGGGGTGAAGGTTGATACCCGCGGTAGCGTGAGCACGCTGTCGCCGCTTACCGACCACGACATCATGAAGATGTCCGCTGGGCAGGTGTTGAACGAGAAGCTCGTCCGCGCCAAGGACCTCGCCCCTGAGCGTGGAGGGTTGTTTGACCCCGCGGTGACCGGCGGAACGGTGGGCAATCGTTGGAGTCATGTCGAGCTCGCCGAACCCATCATCAACCCGGTGTTCGTAGAGCCTGCCCGACGTATCTTGGGAATGACGACCCAGGAATTCGCGCGATACCACGATGACAGCGGTGGCGCTGCTCTGAAGAAGAGGCTCAACGCCATTGACGTGCCTACTCGAATTCGAGACATCAGAGCCACGATCAAAAAGGTCAGCGGTGCCAAGCTCGATGAGGCTGTCAAACAGTTGAAGTACCTGGAGGCCCTGCGCCGACAAGACCTGCGTCCCGGAGATGCGTACGTACTGTCGAAGCTGGCGATTCTCCCGCCCATCATGCGCCCAATTCTTCCGGGGAAGAGTGGTTCAGAGCTCGTCGTCGGGGACTCGAATTACCTGTACCAGAGCGCCATGCTGCACAACAAAGCGCTGATGCAGCAGGTGGCCAACCCCGTCCTGCCGCCTGATGAGCATGCGCAGCTTCGGATGAACTTGTTCAAGGCGATTGGTGCGGTGGTGGGTACCCACGAATCAGACAATCCCAAGCTCCAGAAGCGCCAGGTTAAGGGGTTCCTCGAGCACCTCACCGGCAAGACTACCCCGAAGAGCAGCTACTTCCAAAAGAAGATCATGAAGCGGCAGCAGGACATCTCTGGCCGCGGTACCATTGCCCCCGACGGCTCGCTGGGCATGGACGAGATTGGACTTCCGGAAGACATGCTCTGGGGGATGTACGGCAAGTTCATCATCGCTCGATTGGTGAGGCGCGGCTTTGGCGCAGTCGCCGCCAAAGAGATGGTGGAGAAGAAGCACCCCGCAGCTCACGATGCCCTGTTGGCCGAGCTCAAAGAGCGCCCGGTGATGGTGAACCGCGCTCCGACGCTGCATCGCTATGGGTTCGTTGGCGCCAACCCTGTGCCGGTGGCAGGCAAGACGATTCGGGTGAACCCGTTCATCGAGCTCGGCATGAACGCCGACTACGACGGCGACACATTCCAGATTCACGTGCCGGTTCTCCCTGGCGCTGTGAACGAAGTGAAAGGGATGACGTTGTCCAATCTTCTCTTCTCCGATTTGGCGAAGGACAGTTTGATGGTCGCACCTAGAATGGAAGCGATGTTGGGTGTACACCTGGCGTCAGCGGCGCAAGCGACTACCAACGGAACGACACACAAGTACAAGACGAAGGCAGACGCCATGGCGGCGTACAAGCGTGGCGAAATTACGCTCAGCTCAAAGGTAGAGGTCGGCTAATGGGACGATACAAGATCTCGGGGAATGGAATCGAAGTCCCCTCGGAGCAGGTACAGTCCCCCGACGCTCAGATGTCCGGGGACGCTGGCGCTGAAGTACCTCTTCCTCAGCCCACCGCCTCAGAGGGTGTTCACCCGCTGGCCGTTTCTCCTGAGGAAGGCTTGTTCGCTGTCCCGCAGGAGAAGGTCGTTGCTCAGTGTGTGAA